CAGGAAGAATATCAGGCAATGATTGAATTTGCTAAAATGCACGTGAAAGAAGCATTAGAAGCCGTCGCTAATGAATATTACCCAAAGGATAAAGAAAACTTTGAGATAGTTGCTGGAAGATTTTAAACAACTTTTAGACGACACTAAAGATTATTTTACTGGTGAAAAGTATCGTGGACCAATGCAAGATCAAGTTACTTTAAGAGGTGCTTGTTTGTTAGCAACTTGGGGACACGACCTTATAGAAGATTGTCGTGTCTCGTATAATGACGTAAAAGAAAAATTGGGTCAAGAAGCTGCCGATATTATCTATGCGGTTACTAATGAAAAAGGTAAGAACCGTAAAGAACGAGCTAATGAAAAATACTATGAAGGTATTAGAAATACTCCAGGGGCTGTGTTTGTTAAACTTTGTGATAGAATAGCAAACGTTCAATATTCAAAGATGACAGGTAGTCGTATGTTTGAGATGTATAAAAAAGAGAACATTGACTTTATGGTTAGTTTGGGTAGACAAGTTGGTAACGACTACGAAGAAATGTATCAGTATTTGATTAAATTATTATTTGAGGATTAAAAAGATGGAAAATAGAAGCACACACTACGGAGACGTATCAAACTGGATTGAAAAGATAATTGATTCTTGTGAAACATACCAACAAACATTTACTGTTAAAAGATTAATTAGGAATTTTGAAAAACAACTAAGAACTAACACTCCTGATAAATATTGGAACAATTATCAATATACAGTTATTGACCCACTTAATGATTTGGTAAGAATTAAACGACAATCATTCATAAATAAAACTTGAGGAACAATGGAAGAAATAAAATACCCAATTGGTGGATTTGCTCCTGGTAATTATTGGCATAAAGGATGTGTAACCTGTAAACACGAGTTCATTGGTGACAAAAGAGCTGTTCAATGTGAAACTTGTGCTATGGAAATGGTTAGAACTAAAATCACTAAAAGTGAAGAAGGTGGATTTGAAATTGAACGTGATTATTTACAAGGGTTTATTGATCAGTTTGGTGATGGACCATTAGGTGAGTTGGACCCAAATGAATGGACGGCAGTTGATTTTTTAAGGTGGTTGAAACTTAACAAATATAAAATTGTTAAATAGTGAAAGAAAAACTCCAGAATATGATTAAAACTCTTGGTATTAATGCAACATCAAGGGTTGTTAATGGACCAAAAAATTTGGCTAAATTTGCTTTCGATAATAAACCAATTAACTTTTTAAATTTGTTTAACGATATTGAACCGGTAGACAGTGAATGTGGATCTTTTATTTTATATAGATACAAGAAAAATTGTAATTTAATGTGTATTGGAAAAAGTAGTAAACTTTTTTTTGTTACTGGAGATTTGTGGTCATTTTTGATAAGTGGTTTTGACCTTAATACAACACAAATCCAGAAACTTTTTAAAAAATGGTTAAAAAAACAACACAAAATTGAGGATTTAACACCAGTGGTTATTACGATACATCATCATTATGATGTAATTTAGTTTTATAAAATAAAAAAATACAAAATGATTGACAACATAGAACTTATTAAACCTTTATTAAATTTTTCGGAACCCGGAGATTTCTATATGCTTTATATCCTAAAAAGAAAAAAAGATCAACCGGAAGGAGAAAGAGATAATCACCAATCAGTTAGAACAATAAAAACTTATTGTGTGGAATCTGTTGAGTATCTTGAAAAAAGGTATGATGAAATTAAACAACTTTGTGAAATGTTTAAGGCACGAGCTTACATCCATGTCCAAAAACAAAATCACCGGGATGTATCGTTAAATATGATGGTTGCATTAGCACAAAGAATCCAGGACGGTAATCATAAACAGCAAGGGTTATTTGATTCGGTTGTTGGTCAATTAAAAACATATGAAAAACGGTGGATTGTTGATGTTGACACTTTAGACGCTACTGAATTAATAGGTGTAATGTTAGCAATTAATATTTGTAAACCAACTGATGAGGATAAAATCATCACAAGTATTCCTACCAAGAATGGTTTTCATTTAATTACCAAGAGATTTGATGTTATGCAATTCTCCAAACAATATCCTAATATCGATATACAAAAGAAAAACCCAACACTTCTATTTTTACCAGATAGTTTGGAGGATTAAAAAGTTTTCCATATCTTTGTTAAATGATATTAGAAAAACTTAAAGACATACCAAAAAATGCAGGTTGTTATTTGTTTAAAGACAATAAAGACCAGATCATTTATGTTGGTATGTCAAAGTTTTTACCAAAAAGGGTAACATCCTATTTCCAAAAAAATCAAACCGGCAAAACAAAAGCTCTTGTTGAAAACATATCTGATGTTGAATTTAAAATAACCTCATCGGAACAAGAAGCAATTATCTTGGAAGAAGAACTAATCAAGTTATACAAACCAAAGTTCAATATCAAAGGAAAAGATGACAAGACCAGAAAATGGTCCTTATGTTTTACCGAAGAGGAATTTCCAAAACTTGAAGTTGTAAGAGATAAACAAGACGACAGAGTAAGTCTTGATTTTACCTCCGGAATGTTATGTCGTGAAATCTATGACTTAATTCACGATGTGTTTGAACTTCGTAGTTGTTCTTATGACCTTACAGAAGAAAATATTGAAAAAGAAAAATTCAAAACTTGTTTAGAGTTTCACCTTGGTAGATGTAATGCACCTTGTGTAAACAATATCAAAAAATTCTACTATAATGAAATCGTAAGAGATGTAAAAAAAGTTTTATCACTTGATTTCTCATCATTATACAAAAAGATTAAAAAGTCTATGAAGTATTACTCCGACAATATGGAGTTTGAAAAAGCAAACAATGAATTATCGAAACTTACAAATTTGACAAGTATCGATAAAAAACTTGATGTGTTGAGAATACAAAAGTATAGTAAGAAAGCTTTTGATATTAAAAACATTCTGGGTCTTAAAAACATTCCAGTATCAATTGAGGCTTTTGATAATTCACACAACCAGGGGGATTCAAACGTTGCAGCATCTGTTAGATTTAAAAATGAAACTCCGGATAAATCAGAGTACCGTAAATATATTATTAGAAGTTTTACCGGTGTTGATGACTACCAATCATTTGATGAGGTGTTAAACCGTAGATTCAAAAGATTGATTGATGAAAAACAAAAACTTCCGGATCTTGTAATCATTGATGGTGGTAAGGGTCAATTAGGTGTTGCAAAAAGAGTATTTGAAAATCTTGGAATTTTAAACCAGGTTGATCTTATTTCAATATCGAAAGATTCAAACCACAAATCATCAATCATTCATAAAATTGATGGGTCCGAGTTTAACATAAAAGATGATATAAACTTTACTTTATTTGGTAAAATCCAGGAAGAAGTTCACCGTTTTGCGATTAAATTTCACAGAGAAAAACAATCAAAAAAGTTGTTTTTATAATATAAATAAATTATAATTTAAATATGGAAAAAGTAATAGAAGTAAATTTGGGAATTGGTATGAATATGTTATTCCCGGAACCGGTTAAAATTGTTATTGAAACAGATGAAGAAGAAACCGAACAAGATGAAGAAAATAATTAAATGGTTTGAAATAAACCTAGGATGGTTCTTTGTTAACGGAAGAAAACAAGAAGATTGGGCCGAATATTTAAGAAAAAAATATGGTAATCAGTAAATTACTATTATTTGGTTGGTTATTAACTGTTGGGTTTGTTTTAAACCTAACCATCCAGTATTTTTATAACGAATGGAAAAATAAGAAAAAATGAAAATACTATACTGGACTATTAAAACAATATCTGTTTTATCATTAGTTATACCATTACTTTTATGTATACCTGGCGTTATATTACACATTTTATCAGAAGAACTTGAAGAAAATAGATAGACAAGAAATATACGATAAATGTTCAGGCCACTGTGCATATTGTGGTGTTGAAATCACTATGAAACAAATGCAGGTTGATCATATAAAACCATTATATCGTAATGATAATGTAACAACACTTGAAGTGTGGGGTGTTGAACGAGGAACCGATGATGTGGATAATCTAAATCCATCTTGTCCTCGTTGTAATAAATGGAAATCCACATATTCCTTGGAAACGTTTAGAGAGATTGTCCAAACATCAATCAATAGATTAGAAAGAGACACACCAAATTTTAGATTGGCCAGAGATTATGGGTTACTTAAAGTGACTCCGGATCCAGTCATATTCTTCTTTGAACGAAAATAGTATTTATACTAATTTATGTAGGGGTTTACCCTATATTTTAAAAAATCACTTTTTTAATCAAAAAATATTATTTAATTTTGTGTAAGAAATATATAAAATGAAAAACATACACGTATTGCCAACGGATAAACCAAGTAGATTAGGTTATCTAACAAAAAAAGGAAAAGAAGTTTTCAAAGATTTAAGGTTATTTGATAAACCTATGCCAAATATTTTAGATAGTGAGAACCAACACATCTACATCACCTCTGATGAAGAGATTAAAATAGGAAATTGGTGTATTGATAAACACAACGCTGTTTATAAACAAGAAACAGATAAAATTTTTACAGAGTTTACTAACTCTAAAAAAATAATCCTAACAACAGACCCAGACTTAATTACAGATAGTGTTCAAGCTATTGATGATGAGTTCTTGGAGTGGTTTGTTAAGAATCCAAGTTGTGAGGATGTTGAGGTTAAGTCTTTATTATCTAACAATGGAAGAGTTTTTTATGGGTACAAAACCATCATTCCACAAGAAGATGCTATATTAGCTAAATGGGATAGACTTAATAAAGAACTTGATGATGCTTTAGAATCAGAATTTGGGTCTGAAGAACCTAAACAAGAAACAAGAGTATTTGGAACTAAAGATGATAAATCTTTTTGGGGTGATAAACCTAAACAAGATCCTACACTAGAAAATAGTAAACTAGCGCTTAGAGAATATATTTTAGCAAACAAGGAAAAAGTTACTGAGGACTTACAAGAGATGAGAGAAAAGTCAGGTACTGGTAGAGACGAAACACTTGAAGAAGCTGCTTTATCATTCTTACCACGTTCAGAAGTTGAGCATGACACAGATTTTATTACTGGTTTTGAGTTTGGTGCTGAATGGCAAGCTAAAAGAAAGTATAGTGAGGAAGATATGTTAGATTTTGCTGAATATTGCTTAAAAAATGTAGATGCTTTCAGTACACTTAAAGATTTATTTGAACAATTTAAAAAGAAATAACATATGTCATTTTACAGAATTAAAATAGAAGAAAAAAATAACGGAGAGAAGGGTTACATACCACAAGCTTGTAAATTACAAAGTTATGGAGGTTGGGTTAGACGACAAGAAATTGTTTGGTATAATATAATTGATGATCATAGCAATACATTTGTATTATCCAGAACAATTACCGTCACTCATCGTACCGAAGAATCCGCATTAAAAGTTATTGAGGATTATAAAAATAAAGATGTTATAGAAGAAGATAATAAAGTTAAGTCAACAACATATAAAATGATTGACTGATGAAAAAATTTTATATATTCTTTTGGTGGTTACGGAATTATCCGGAAATAGTTTGGATGAAAATTAAATCAAAATTTAAAAGATGACGGAAGAAGAAAAGGATAATAGAATAAAAGAACTTGAGGAATTTCTTGAAAATGTTATTGAACATCCTTATATGTACGGATCACCAATATGGGAAGAAGGTCGTAAATTACTAAACAAAACTGAAGATGATAATAGAAGTTAAAAAAGATTGTTTGTGTGAACACTATCGTCACGAACTATTGAATTATAATAGACCAGGACTTGTTGAAAAAAGATTTAAAACCGGAGAACAATTTGAAGTTGTTAAAGAATGGCAGAATCTTTATGGAATGTATTACAGAGTAAAGGTTGATGGAAAATCACACGACATAGATGTGGATAATTGTAAAATAATATCAAGATGAGTAATATAATATTAGACTCCAAAAATAGTTTAACAATAAATGTTAAACCAATTGTTGAAATTAATACCGGTATAACACTTGCCGGACATAAAAATGAATTACCGGTTAAAATAATTGCCGACTTCACAAATATCCCGAAAAGTCAACACCAAGTTTTTTTAAACACATTTAAGTATTTCTACGACACCGAGGTTAATCTTTATAACAATACATTCAAAGAGAAACCAACAACCATCAAAGAAAAGAAAAGAGATTGGACAATTAATAGAATTATTGATATATTATTTAAAAGAAAATAAAGATGGGTTACACAATTAAACATATCGGAGAAGGTAAATTTGAGGCAACAATCCACGAAACCGGAGAAGTTAAAGAGTGTGGTGAAAATATTCAAGGAATGATCAGGTATACGTATTTTGAAGATTATTCATTACCACCAATTGGGTGGGAAGTAACACAAAAACAATTACTTGAAGATTACCAACCAAAAGTTATGAAAGATATTCTGGATGGAAAAATTAAACCAGGAAAACACGAATTTTAATAAAATAGATATGAACGCACAAGAAGCAAGAAAAATGGCTGAGGAGTTTGAGTGGACCCCTGAGATAGATGAAACCATAGAGTTGATTAAAAAATCCGCAAACAGAGGAGAGTTCTCAACAACAACAAATAGAATGAAACCATCAACACAGAAGTATCTTGAAAGAGAGGGATATAAAGTTCAGTGGTATGATGTTCAAAGAGACGGGTATTGGAAGGTAAGTTGGTAAAAGAAAACAAAGATGAAGATGACAAATAAAATGAAAGAGTTTCTTGATAAAGTGGATAAAATTTGTTATGAATATCGTTATGAAATAAAACCCACCCATCCTGTTCCAGATGATGAATATCCCACTTTAACAATTATAGGTGATGGTGAAACGGTAAAGTTAATATACCTTGACGGAGAGGGAATTGGTATTAAATAGTAAAAGAAAGATGAGTAAAGAAGAATCTATTGTTGGTGATGTTGTAAATGTTACATCTAAAAATTTTGGACATAAAGATAATAGTAAGGTTTGGTTTATAATTGAAAAAACTGATGATTATTTAGTTTTAGAGGCAGATGATAGTCACTTGATTAAACTTTCACCACCAAGAGGAAAACATAGAATTACGATACCATTTAAATATTGGGGTGATTTTGAAATCAATAAGATAATTAAACAAAGATGAAAAACATTAAAGAACTAACAGAAGACGAAGCAAAAGATATTTTAAAATTTGTCTATCCAAATGAGAAATATTATTGGTTTAAAAAATTATCATTTGAACCGGTAATCACTGAAAATGGTAAACAACAAATAACATTTGGCGGTCGGTCAATTATAGGTATTGAGTTTCACGATGGTCAGGACAATTGCATATTACATTTTGATAATTCCAAAGTGGTTTTATGGTTACATAAGAATGGTTATGATATTACAGAATTACTTGAAGCAAATTCTTACTTAAGCCAAATGGAAAAAGACTTTGAAAACTTTGCATTTGCAATTGAATGGATGTCAAAAGGTGAAGAAGGATTTAAAGATGGTTTTAAACAAAATTGGACCTTGGAATATGTCACAAAAAAATGTAGAGAATTATTAGATAAATACTATTATAAAGATTATGAATAAAGAAGAAATTTTAACATCGGTTTACAATATGATTTACGAGCAAAATACAACCGATAAGAAAGAATGTCTTTCATTGGCAGAAGAAATAACTGAATTTATAGAAGAATTAATTGACAACCAATCAAACAAAAACAAAGATGAGTAAAGAAGAAATTCCAGAAATAAATTTAAAACTGGAAGAAAAAACGGTGGAAGGTAAAACAATCACAGTACCATACATGGTTGTTGAAACACCGTACATCATTTATTCTGATAAAGATGGTACCAGAAAAATATGGACCAAGAATAAATGGAAAATAGTATTATGGTATTTATACCGAATAACTAGTATAACTTGGTTCATTAAGAAATATAATAAAATACCCAGATAATATGACTAAAAAATCTAGATATAGGATAAAAGAATATAGTCTACCATATGGTAGAACCGAATGGGTTGTGCAAAAACGCTCGATATTTGGTTGGTGGTACAATCCTGATAACGTATACGGTATGACAACGGGATGGTATAACACTTTAAAAGATGCGGAAATGGCATTAGAGGCAAAATTACATAAGGTCACGTCAAAAGTAATTAAAGAAGTTTAGTTTTAATTCAAAAGATATATGAACAAAGAAGAAATACAATTCTGGATTAATAGATGGAAAAAACTAACCCCATCACCACAGAGAGATATGACCATAAAAATTTGGGAAAAATTATTAAAATAAATTTGGATAATTAAAAAATTATCATTACCTTTGTATAAATAAAAACAATATGGAAAGAATAACCACTTTAATTTTATCAGGACTTGTTGGATTCTATGGAATAGCATTATGTATTGACGAACCCGAATTACTTATTTTTAAATCAAAAGTATTCTTTTGTGGGGTACTAGTTGTATGGGCATTAAAAATGGTTGATAATTCGAAAAAAAATTAACTTAGTCAGGTGGCGGAATTGGTTAGACGCTTAAGGGTAAGTTGGAGTGCAAATCTCATAAAAATTTAGAACTATGCCCGTACAGGTTCGAATCCTGTTCTGACTACAAAAAATAAAATTATGGATTGGATTAATTTTAAAGAAGAAAAAACAAGACCTAACAACGATACTTGGGTTTTGATACAAACATCGTTAAAATGGACACCAAAATATGAGGTATGTCATTTTAAGAATAATGAATGGTATTTACCCGCAAATGATGATGACTGTCAAGAAGAAGACATTACTAAGTGGGCATATATAACAGAAGATTAAATATAGTCAGGTGTACGGAATGGTTCGCACCCTTAGAAGACGCTCAACTCGTCATTAACAAATGGAGGCTTGGGGAGAATACAGGTTCGAATCCTGTCCTGACTACAAAATTTTTAAATTATGATTTTAGACACTAAACTTAGAAAGTTTGCAGAAGAAACAACTGACATGCTTTATAATATTTACTATGAACAAATATTAAATGGTGAAATATCTCCAGATATACAAAAAGAAGAATATTCTTCTATTGTTGATGATACTATTAACTATTTTTTAAGAATTGAGGAGTATGAAAAGTGTTTAGAATTACAGGTTCGATTCCTGTCCTGACTACAAAAAAACAAAAAATAAATATGAGTAAAAGAGTTTATAAAACGTGGGAAGACATTTACCCATTAACATTAATCACCATGAGATATGGTGGAAAATATGTTGTATTCAATGCTGAAGAAGATTCAGGATTTGTACAAGATGTAAATACTGAGGAAGTATCCTATGAGCTTGAAGCTTGGTTGGAAAGAAACGTAGACCCATGTCCTTATGGTGTTGGTACAACAATCATGGATGCAATAAATAACTTATTAGAAGCAATGAATAAAGAACAACTATGAAAATTAAAATTGGAAACGTTAGAAAAATCTTTTATTTTAAATATGAAAGAGTGAATGGTGAAGTAGAATTGTTATGGCAAATAGAAAATTCTAAAAAAAGATGGTTATGGTTGCATTATTCCAACTCAAAAAGGGATAAAAGAATCTGGGAAAAAGAAGTTGGTGACTACCACTTCTGTTTACAAATACCAAAGGTGATAACATTAAATACAGCTTATGTAGGTAAACAATTGTTTGGTAGCAGAATCAATTTAACCAGATTATTCAAAAAGGACTATCACGTATATAGTTCATCAGAAAATGAAGTTTATACACAAAATTAAAAATAGATATGAGTAAAGAAGAAATCTTAACATCGGTTTATAATATGATTTACGAGCAAAATACAACCGATAAGAAAAAATGTCTTTCATTGGCAGAAGAAATAACTGAATTTATAGAAAAATTAATTGACAATCAATCAAACAAAAACAAAGATGAGTGAACAAATTAAAATAGAACTTTCCTTTACTATGGAAGAAATGGAGAACTTCCTTTTATACAATTATCCCAAAAATTACCATTGGAAAGATAGGGTTAAAAAAGATGTGATGGTGTGGGGTGATGGAATAGTTGTTGAAGATATAAAAGAGGAATTTGTTAAGTGCTTCAAGGAAACATTATTGAGTCAAAGATTTAACGCAATATACAGATGAGTAAAGAAGAAATACAAGTTTGGATTGATAGATGGAAAAGTTTGGAACCATCACCAAAGAGAGATATGGTAATAAAAATTTGGAGTAAATTTATAAAATAATATGAGTTGGAAGAAAACAATTAAAGAAGTAAAAGTAGGTGATCCTGTAGAGAATAACCGAAATGGTAAAGGTATGGTAATTGCAAAAACCGCAAGAACTGTTACGGTATTATTTGAAAATGGTAACAAAGTTAAAAACAGTTATAAATACTCCGATGATTATTTCTGGGAAACAGATTTTTAAACAAAATAAATATGAATAAAGAAACAAAATTTAAAGTGGGGGACAAGGCTCACAAACCAAAAGGTTATAAATTTCCTTGCACAATCGTTGGTGTATTTGAAACAATTGCCGGTGAAGTACGGGTGATTGGTGAAATGGATGAATACGGATTATTACATATTTTTAACGAAGATCAATTGGAACATTATAATGAGGAACAACCAGATTTATTGAATGATGCTTATATGGGTTATTACTGGATAATGGGGGATAAAATTAAATTAACACAAAATGAATTTATCAACAAATGTAAAACAGATCTTGAGTTCTCTGAAAAGTGGGGATTAAAGATTGAAGAACAAGAGTTGAGTAATGATGAAAGAAAATCAATTTACGAAAAGGAATATACTGATGGTGTTGAAGTCCCAAATAACAATTGGTTAAATTCAAAATTAACGACAAGAAACATCCCAACCAAACTAATCACAATATCATACAACGATAAAAAAATAGAAAGTTATGAATAAAGAACAACAAGAATTATTAAATGAGGCTTTACATAGAGGTAAAAATGTAAAACTTGGAAGTCCTTTTAGAACTCCAGGTGGCCCAAAGAAATTTGCAGTATATGTTAAAACACCTGGTGGTGGGGTTAAAAAAGTTACTTTTGGAGATCCTAATTTAAGGGTAAAAAACGCAAATAAAGCAACGACAAAAAAATAGAAAGTTATGAATAAAGCCGATAAATATTATATCCAAAATCTATCAAATATTATGTCAGATGGATCTTGGGATGAAAATCCAAGACCAAAATATCCTGATGGAATACCGGCAAATTCAAAATTTATTACAGGAGTTTTTGAAGAGTATGACATATCAAAAGATGAATTTCCAATTCCAACATTAAGAAATACTGCAATTAAAACCGGTATTAAAGAAATTTTATGGATATATCAAAAACAAACTTCATCATTGAGAGTTGCTCGTGAAATGGGTATTAACTGGTGGGAAGAATGGAATATTGGTGATGATACAATCGGACAAAGATATGGTGCAACAATCGGAAGATACAATCTAATTGATAGATTATTGGTAGGTTTAATTGATGATCCGTTTGGTAGAAGACATATCATCAATATGTTTCAGTATCAAGATTTATTTGAAACAAAAGGGTTATTTCCTTGTGCATACGAAATACTATTCTCGGTAAGAAAGGTTGGTGACGATAAAGTTTTGGATATGACTTTAATCCAAAGATCGTCAGATTATTTGATGGCCAATACAATTAACAAAGGACAATATCTTTCTTTACAAATGATGGTTGCCGGACATTGTGGTTATAAAGTTGGTAAGTTTTGTCATTTGGTTCAGAATCTACATATATACGATAGACATTTTGATTATGTATCTGAATTGTTGAAAAATGAAACAACAAACATTAGTCCATCATTCAGATTGAATAGTAATAAAAACTTTTATGATTATACCCTTGATGATTTTGAGTTTTTTGATTTTGATAAATTAAAACCATTGAGTGGTAAATTGGAACTGGCGATATGATTTTTTTTTTGATGGTTATATGAATATTTTGAGATATCAAGATATTTATATTAAAAAGAAATATGACTGGTATCTATATGATTAAAAACAAAATTAATAAAAAAAAATATTATGGTTCTGCGAAAGACATTAATAAAAGATGGAAACGCCACATAAATGATCTAAACAAAAACCAACACCAAAACATCAAGTTACAAAGATCGTGGAATAAATATGGTTCTGATAATTTTGAATTTATTGTTTTAGAAGAATGTTTATTTGAGGAATTATTAATAATTGAACAAAAATATTTAGATCAAAATCCTGAATTTAATATAGGTAAAAAATCATCAGGTGGAGATAATTTATCAAATAACCCTAATAGAAAAAAAATAATTAAAAAAATAGTAAATGGATTGGTTAGAAGATATGAAAATCAAACAGAGGAAGAAAAAAAAGAAAGATCTGAAAAGTTAAAAGGTGATAAAAACCCTAATTGGAGGGGAGGGGCATCAAAAAAACATTGTAGTTGTGGTGTTGAAATTGGCCCAAGCAATAAAACTTGTATTAAATGTCGTGACATAAGTGGTAAAAATAACCCTAATTATGGGAAACCAATATCTGACGAACAAAAAAAATATTATAGTGAACTTTTTAAGGGTAGATGTTTACATAATAACACAAAAGAAATTACAATAAACGGTATTGATTATGTATCATTTAAGGAAGCCGAAAAATTATTGGGTATTGGGTGGAGTACGATAAGATATAGAGTTCTTAGTAAAAATCCTAAATATAAAGATTATAATTTTAAAGGTGAAATTAAAGTAGTATATAGTGATGAAGAATATAGAGAAAGATTTGCGGTATCAAAAAGAGGTAAAAAATACTATCATAATAAACCGTTTTATATTGATAATGTTGAATATAGGACTTTAACAGAAGCTAGTGAGATTTTAAGCGTACATCGTATGACGATTAAGAGAAGATTAAAATCACCAAAGTTTGAAAATTACAAATATAAAGAATAGTATTTACACCGATTTTCATAGGGGTTTACCCCCATTTTAACTAAAAATACTTTTCAAATCAAAATAGATTGTTTAAGTTTGTATAAGAAATTAAAAAATAAAAAAAAACAAAAAAATAAAAAATTATGAAATTAGAATTAGAAAATGCCCTTTGCATTATTAAAATGGGATGGCGTACAAAAGAAGAAAAAGAATTATTTGATATTGCTTATGATATTGTAAATAAAAAAAGTAAAATTCTTCATTTAGAATACCAAAAAAGTCAGATTGAAAATAAATTAGAAACCTTTAAATCCGAATAGAATCAAAATAGTCAGGTGGCGGAATGGTAGACGCTCTGGGGACGGGACACCAGTTAGTAACCCGATTACAGGTTCAAATCCTGTCCTGACTACAAATAATAAAGAATATGAGAGAAATATTTGATGCAGAAATTTTAGATAGATCAATGTGGAATATTTACCAAACTATGAAAGATGACAACTTTCAATTTGATGGATACTCAATTGAAGATAAAAGTATGATGATAAACTCTATACTACCATATTTTGAAAAGATTGAAGAATATGAGATTTGTCAAGAATTAAAAAACCAAATTACACCAGGTAATATCTCATAGGGGTTTACCCCCATTTTAACTAAAAATACTTTTCAAATCAAAATAAATTATTTAAGTTTGTATAAGAAATTAAAAAACAAATAAAATGAAAACAGCAGTAGAAGAATTTTTAAATGCAATTAAAGACCAAATTCCATTAAGCAATGAGCATTTGGAAATGATAGAATCTTATGCATTGCAATGTAAAGAAATGGAGAAAGAAAATACAATAAATTTTGCTATACAATATATGTTTGGTAGAACAGATATTGGTTCAAATTTAAGAAATGATTTTATCCAAAAATATAACGAAACCTTTAAATCAGAATAGTATGAAAGCAATAATGTATTCATTTTGGGTAAGAACAATACTATTTATAATTACTTTTTACTTTGTATGGACAAATTGGTCATTTTTAACTATGATAATTTGGATGTTATTTATGGCTTTTTACATGAAAAAAGCTTTTACTTATAAAAATAAATCAGAATAGAATGACAGGAAAATACCTAATAACAACAGAAAAATACTTTACTGCACCAGATGGATTATCCTATCAAGCGGTTTGGGGTGATGTTAAAATCGTGGAGGACGCAATCCTTGGAGTTAAAACCAACAGGAATAGTGCCAACTGGTATGCGGTTGTTGGTGGAAATGGTAAAGAAATTATAATTGCGGGATGTCAGATCTTTTATGCGATTAAATGTGAAGAGAAACCAAACACCGGTAGAGTAATGGAATGGCACAGTTCAGACAACGGAAGTGTTGTTGAGAATGAAAGACCAACTAAAATTTATATTGCCCAATAATATGATACACCAAATAAAAACCTTTGATGATAAGACCCTTGTGGAACTGAAAGTTATTGATCACGGAACAGAATTTTATACTTCAAACGAACTTTCCGTTCTTAAACAAAAAATTACGGACGCAAACCGAGAACACGGTTTACAATTTGAGAATGACTTCTCATATTTAAATGGAATTAAAGAAGAAACAATAAACGATAAATTCACTGAAATAAGTGAAAAATGGGGATTAACCTACGAAAAAATATTGAAATATGAAAAACACAAAAGAAAACGCGGAACAATTTATTCACGAATATGAAAAGACACATTCAGCAGATTGGTTGAGTGGAACACCAGATTTAGTGAGGTTTTTGAATGAATATGGTTCTAAGATAGAAAACGAATTTATACCAAATGATGCACATTCTTTAGAAGTATTTAGTATCAAAAATTGTGAAGAATCACCAACAGGAAAACAAGCGTTCATTGGTTTTAAACTTGATAATGGGAACTTTCATTTTATTGGTGTACCATATACCGAACCTATTAAAGTTAAACAAAATTGGTTTTCTAAAATTTTTAAAAGCTTTAAGGATAAATTCACTGAAATAAGTAAAAGATGGGGACCACAAAAATATTTAAATATGAAATATAGAAAAAAACCGGTTGAGATTGAAGCAATCCAACTAACAGAAGAAAATGTTGATAAGATAATGGAATTTTGTGGTGATAAAATTAAATCACATCCATTTACAGGTGTAGTTATTGAAACACTTGAAGGCAATATGACGGCTGACAAAGGTGATTACATTATCAAAGGGGTTAAAGGTGAGTTTTATCCGTGTAAACCAGATATTTTTGAATTAACCTACGAAAAAGTATAACTATGAAAGAACTATCAAATAGACATATGAACGCACTTAAAAACACATTTCCTGACCTTGAAATTCAAAAGGAAGTTGAACCACAAACACAACTTGATGAACTAAACGACTATTTGAGGTTATTAGCAGATATGGATAATATTACTATTAATAGAAAACTTTTTCTTCTTGAGGGATATATGAATAAAGTTATAAGTCAATTAAAAAATAAATAAAATGAAACTAGGAGAATTTATAGAAAAATTTAGTCATAATAATTTGATTAGATTACATTACAAGGAAAAAGGTGGAAACCGACTTGTTTTAGAAGATTGGAATGATGTATCAATGGACTGGGAAGTTAATAAAGCAAAAGGAAATTTTAGACATTATGTAAACAATGAAGTTTTGGGGTTAGCATCAATACTTCTTTATGGTACCAAAGGTCAATCCTACCCGGAAGCAATTAACATCGTAATTGAAGAATTGGAAAATCAACCTATGATTGATGAGTTTGAAGATGATATAACTAATATGTGTGAATCAGTAGAATAATATGAAAAAACTATTCAAATTTTTAGGTTGGTTAGAACAACAAAGAATAAACGCGATGATTCACACCGGTAAAGGATTTTATTAATATGTCAAAACCAGATAACGTTTCAGATAACCCAGGATTATTACCGTATGCCTCAAATATTGGAGCACCGGCAATAAGAATTGAAAACATACAAAGTTGGAAAGAAACAAGAGTTCAAAATGTTAACAAACAATTTGAAGATAAGTTTATTAGTTTAAAAAAAGAATATGAAAAACTTGTTGATGAATATAAATGGAATGAACTTGTTTATATGTCAAATTTTAACTTTGAACCGGTAATTGGAAAAACTTATCATCTTTATTATTCAAAAAATGAAACTATATTTTTATCACTAATTGAACCCAGTGAATGGAAAAAAGAACACATTGGATCCTTTAAGTATAATCACGATAATAAATGGGTTAAAATATAATGGCATATATAGAACACAATTTTTTTCCTTTAAAAGTTTTTGTAAGAAATGAATATTTCTATCAAGGAAAAAAAGGACACGGTGAATTAACCGAAGGTGTTATAATATCTGTAAGATGTATGCCAGGACAAGCAGCACTTTTTCAAGTATTATTAAATAATGGTGTGATGAGAGATAAGTTACCTTGTCACGCACTACTAACGGATAATGAATTACCAGAACAAGACTTACCATTTCATTATCTACAACTATGGAATTGTTTTTCCTATAACTTTACATTAATACATTTAAGTTATGTATATGACACACAAGTTGAGGTTTTTATGAAAGATAAAAACTGGTATTCTGGAAGATATTATGCAACAATAAATTGGGGATCAAATGATTTAAATACAGATTTAACTTTGGCTGAAGACCCAATGGAACATAAATCACACCACATAATTCTTTTGGATAATGGACAAATTGCACTCCAACCAAATAATAGAATTAAATGGTCCGAACCATCTTTTGTTACAAAACCATTTCCAGATAAACCAGACTTTTTAGTTAACAAAGATTGGTTTAATTGTGAGGGACACGAAAAGTGGGCAACAGAAGATAGTGAAAGAATGTTTTATGATACGGAGTAAGCATGTCAAAAAAAAGAATACACGTTAACCAACACCACGTTAGGTCCAATAAAACAAAGGACACAGATCTTCCTGTTATTACAATTAAGGAAGGTAAAACAAATACTTACTGTAATGAAGTTGAGATACTTGGACCAAGTAAAATAAAGTATTGTGGTAGTGGAGATAAAAAACCATTATTAAGTTGTGGGGCAAGAGTCGTTATTGAAACGGAAAGTGAAATAAGGATAATTAGTTAATATTTATAAAAATAAACAAGAAAAATATAAATTATGCAAGTATTAAAACTAGGAAGTAAAGGTGAATCAGTTAAAACTTTACAAGAATTTCTTAAAATCACAGTAGATGGTGATTTTGGACCAAAAACTGAAACGGCAGTTAAGAACTGGCAAAAAACACACGGATTATCTGCAGATGGTATTGTTGGTAAAAATACGTGGGCGGCAATGGGTATTTTGAACACAGATAATGCTGAAAACATTGAAGTTGTAAACGCATTAAGTATTAAAAAATACTGGATGCAAGATGGTACGTACTTTAAGGGACCAGTACCAAAAGATTGGATTTTCTTACATCACACAGCTGGTGGACCAAATCCATATCAAGTAGCTGATATGTGGGCTAGAGATAACCGTGGTAATGTCGCAACAGAATACATTTTAGGTGGACAGTCAGTTGATGGTAAGTCAGCAAAATTTGATGGTGAATTAATCCAATGTTTTCCGGATGGAGGATATGGTTGGCACACTGGAACTGGAAACTCTGTAATGCACAGAAATTCAGTTGCAATTGAAGTATGTTCTATGGGACAAATTGTTAATGGAAAAACTTATGTTAATACACCAGCAGACTCAAGTCAAATAATTAAATTAGCAAAACCATTTAGAGGTTTCCAATATTGGCATAACTATTCTGAAGCACAATTAAAATCTCTTGAAAATTGGATTAAATTTATTGCTGAGAAATATTCTATTGACCCAAGAGTTGGTTTAGTTGAATATGTTAAAGCTAAAGGTGCTGACGGGTTTGATGTTTTAGATGTTGCAAAAGCAGAAAAAACACCTGGACTATATACACACACAAATGTAATTAGAGGAAAAGTGGACATGTACCCACATCCAGATTTAATCGATATGTTATTAAGTTTATAATTATGAGTTACACAAGAGAACAAATTAAAACTGCTGTTGAATCAAAAGGTTATAAATGGTTTAACGACAATGCCAATAAAGGTTACGATGTTAACATAATTGGTGTTAGAAATAATGCAAAAGACGTTTATAAAAAAGTAACAAACGTATTTGATGACTTTATAACAATTTCATTTAAAGATGAAAACGGTGTGGAACAATTTTATTGTTGGAACGCAACAACAGATCCGGGTAAAAAGGGTGTACAACAATTCCATAATAAAAAGGGAGTTGCCAGACTTATTCCTAGGCAATATAGAACTACTTGGGCTATTGATTTACACCAAGGAAAATATAGTGCCCTTTGTCAAAGATTGTCAAATGTTGACGTATGGAGAGACGGAAATAAAGATTTAATTTTTGATGAAGTCCTTAAAGATACTGGTATGTTTGGTATTAATATCCATAAAGCAGGACAAGATTCAACTTGGGTTGAAAATTGGTCCGAGGGATGTCAAGTATTCAAAAGAGTAAAAGACTTTGATGTGTTTATGTCAATATGTAAAAAGGCCGCAAAAATTCACGGAAATAAGTTTTCTTACACACTACTTGAATCAACAGATATTAAGTAATTATTTTTTGTTGTGAGACAAGTATGCTATCAATAAAATTGATAACATAACTATTGGTGTTAGAATTGAAGCGATTATTGTTGAGTCCATAATTATTGTTTTTATAATAAATAATAATTAAAAATCATAAAAACAAGTGAAATGAATAGGATAGTGTTTTAAATTAACATTATCCTTTTTTTATTTAATATTTCTTATTATATTTGTACTATGAAAAAACGAATCACATTTATAAGCGACACACATAATTTGCACAACAAGGTTAACGGTTTCTTACCTGGTGGCGATATACTTATTCATGCCGGTGACTTAACTAGTCGTGGTTATATTACTGAAATAGAAGAATTTGTTAAGTGGTATGATAAAATCAATAACTACGATACAAAGGCATTCATATGTGGTAATCACGATTTTGGATTCCAGGATGATAATGAAAAAGTTAAAGGATTACTTACCGGTTACAAAACCATCGAGTATCTTCAAGATGAACTATTAATGGTTGGTGAAGATTATGATACAATGATCAAAATATGGGGCAGTCCTTGGCAACCAGAATTTCATAACTGGGCCTTTAATCTTCCTCGTGGTGAAAAAATTAAAGAAAAATGGGATATGATACCAACTGATGTGGATATCTTGGTCACTCACGGACCTGCGTTCGGTAAATTGGATTTTGTTCCATATGACGGAGTAAATGTTGGTTGTGAAGATTTATTAGTTCGTGTCCAAGAAGTTAAACCTAAAATCCACGTATTTGGTCACATCCATGAAGGGTATGGCTATGTGTTTGACGGTAATACTCACTACATCAATGCAGCTGTTTTAAATGGTCGTTATGAATATCGTAATAAACCTTTAACAATTGATTGGGATCCGGAAACAAATGAAATTGAGTTTATTGAAGTTTAATTTACTTAAATTCACAACTTTCCTAATATTTATAATAAAAATAAAAAAATATTATGGAAAAGAATTTAACAGAAAAACTTTATGAAGAACTTAAAAAAAGAAATCTCTTTGAAGAAGAGGACGATGAAGATTTTGAAAAAGATGACGACACAAATGACGAAGACGTTGATGATGAGGATGAAAATGAAGAAGAAGAGGAAGATAGTGAAGATGTAGAATCAAACGATGATTTTTGTGAAATGGTTTGCAACATTCTACATTCGAGAAACCAAGCACACGTATTTCATCTTCAAACACAATCATTTGCTGAACATAAGGCATTGAATGATTACTATGATGGAGTTGTTGATTTATTTGATGGGATTGTAGAGTCATACCAAGGTAAATACGGAATTATTAAAAACTTCAAGACATTTAAGATAGAACAATATAGGAATGGTAAAAAAACAATTTCTTATTTTGAAAGATTACTTGATATAATTGAAGAAAACAGAGATTCGGTTGATGACAGCTATATTCAAAATCAAATAGATACCGTACAAGAATTGATTAACTCAACAATCTATAAATTAAGATTTCTTAAATGAAAATAGTTTTAAATGAAAACGAAAAGAATCAAATCTCCTCACAACACGAGGAGATTGATTCTCGTTTATTTAATTTTTTAATTAGAAGAGTTAAAAAAGAAAAAAAAGATTTGGGTACTGATTGGCTTGATAATCAAAAATTAACTGTCACAGAATATACATTTGAAGGATTACCAGGTTTTGGTTGGAATAGTTACTCAACAAAAAAACAGATAGAAAATAGAATACTTGATATGTTAATTGAGGGTGATGTGATTGACTTTTGGCCTTATGAATTGGATGAAAGAGACCCAAGAAGGATTAAAATTGTAAAAACAGTTAGAAAATTTATAAATTTTATTTTGACAGATTAAAAAATTATTATTACATTTGTTTATTGTTTAACTTAAAAATATAAAAAAAGAAATGGGTACAAAAACAGGAAACAAAGGTCGTTACATTTGTAAAGTTGGTTATTTAGATGTTTATGCAAAAGACTCTCATAAACCAAAAAAAGAATCAAAGTATAAATTCATTATACCAGATGTTAAATCAACAATTTACAATGTTCTTCACGGTAAAAAATTAGTAAAAGGAAACTTTGCAACAAAAGATGAAGCAGTAAAAAATGCGATTGAATTATTAGGAGATAAAAGGATTAACTATTCACTTTAAACTTTAAAATTAAAACCGGATTAAGTCCGGTTTTTTTTGTTTTAGTCAGCCCATTCCGATTCGACATCAAAAATATTAAGACCAAAGTCATAACCTTTTCTTTGGACATATGCCTCAATTTCCCCCCTTAAATGATCAGTTATTTCAACCCACCACACATCTGAAAAATCATCACTTAACAATTCTTCATAAGTTTTCATACCATCTTCAGTTTCTAAATAACAATCGTTTATTTTAAAACCAAACTCAACGTCTAATTGTATTATCTCTCCAGAAAATTCAAGCCAAGGAATATATACCTCAAACCGGTCTTGACCAGTACCAATCCCAACACTCTTTAAATCTTTTTCGTCAGTACTCTCAATCGTTTTATGAAATAAAGTTTTAGCCTGTTCAAAACCATCACTAACACCATAATGTTCTTCCAAAAATTCAAAATACCACTTATCAATTAATTCAATGTATTGTGTAATTTTTTTTCTTCTTAAATCTTCATAAGGTATATGTGGTGTTAAACCAGATGAAACCTGTCTTTTAAAGGTTGTCATTATATACTTTTTAAGTGTGTTAACACTACTATCCTCTTTTAATATTTGTCTAATTAAATCCTTCATTACGTATTATAAATATGAATATCCACCAAAAGAACGTTTAACTATTACATTGTAGGTTTTTTCAAAAATTTTACCAATCATTTTACTATTTTCGTCAAGTAATCTTTTATCCGGAAAAATACGATATAATCTATTAGCAAAACTCGCTGTATATTCCAATGTGTTATTTTCGGTATCGTAAGTCATAACCAATTCTTCACCAATTTTATACCTAAATATAAGATTACCATCCGAATCAAAATGTAGTGCAGTATTATCTAATTTAAATCTTGGTATTATGTTTTTAACAATAAAGTCGACTCTTTTATCCTCTGGTACATCCTTTGAAAAAAAGTTTTTGATTTTTTGTATCAAACTAGTTTCTTCTTTTAATATTTGTCTAATTAAATCTCTCATTACCACTTCACACTAATATAATCAATATCATTATTAATATTAAAACCAAATGATTCGATAAGTTCAAAAATAAAACTCTCAACAATATCTTCAATAACTTCTTTAAATTCAAAATACTGTACAAAATCATCAAACGGATTTTCATCACTTGAAAAGTTTACAGTTTGACCTTCTTCTTGATTATAAAATGAACCACTTAAAACTAAAAACTCAATGTCTAAATTTATATAATTTTTAACCTGATTTTCATTCTCTGAAAACTCAACTTTACTAAATCTTACTTTTATTTTACCATCATCAAAAGAATCTTTCATTTCTGTGATATCATTTTCATTAAAAGTATTATTTAATAAATAATTTTTAATTATCTCTGTTCTTCTATTTGTATCATTTGGATCAAGGTTCATAAATTGAGAATAATAAACTATAATCTCATTCATATATTTTGTTAAACCTAAACCTTTTATTTCTTTAAAATTAAGTTTTGGTAGTTGACCTTGTTCTTTTTGTTTTGTCCATTTTTTGAAGAAATAATCTTTTAGTTGATTTTTTTGTTCTGACTCTGTTATTTGTCTTGATTCGATTAAAGTATCACTACTATCAATTTTACCCATCATATCTTGACTTTCATCATAAACATAACCCATATCAGCTAAATGGTACCGGTCAAGTAACCAACCAATTATTTTTCTTCTTGTTTCTTTTTCTGTAAAATGTCTTTCTAACATTGACCAAATTAGTTCATAACTTACAGCAGTTTCATTCATCTGTGTATCTAAACTAACTATAATACTTCCATTATCATTTGCAAGATAAATAAATCTACCATCTTCAGATTTGTATTTTTTTAAATCATTGTATTTTGAAAGCCAGGCTTTTGCAAATTTGTTTTTTGGTAACATTTTTGCTTCTGTTAATTTTTTAGGCTCTTTTAATAATCCGTAATCTTCATCGTCACCAGGTTCAAAAAAACCAATACGGTCATCTTTTTCAAAATACATAAATTCAGGTGGAGGTAATGTAAAACCTAAGTTCTTTAATTTATTCCAAACAAAACTTTCAACATATTTTTCTTTACCTAAAATGTTTAATAACATCTCATATATTCTATTTTGTATTGTAATTGATTTAGAATGTGATAAAAATAAATAAATACCTTTTTTTGTTCCAAGAAATTCCATTTTATATCCTTTACTATGATATGGAATTAATTTTAAACTATTAAAAAAATTATTTGCAATATCTATTTTTTTATTATCAACACTTTCATTTAATGAATTTTTGTTCTTATACATATTAACAACAAGATCCAAGTCATCCAAATTAAATCCATATGAAAGAAGTTTCTTTTCTATAAAAAAAGTAATTAAGTCCTCAACCTCATATTCAACATCATTCCAGTACTTGTGTTCTTCAGCGTTCTTTATATCGGTTAAATCAAAAGTTTCACCATCGTGTGTTACAGTACCTTCTTTAATTCTTGCGTATGGTTTTATCATACCAAAACTTCCCTTAATTTTTATTCCACCATAAACTAATATATCTTCAATATCAAATTTAAAATCATATCCACCAACATCAATTCCTAATTTTTTAATATCATCGGTTGTAAAAGTAGTTTCTGTTAATTCTTTTAAGATATCCTCAAATGGGTCACCAATATTTTCTTCATAATAATCAATAAAACCTAATCTGATTTTATTAAAGTGTTTCATAAGACCAAGTTTTTTAATTTCACCCGGATTAAATGTTGGTTTACCATCACTATTCTTTTCTTTATTCCATTTTTTTATGAAATAAGATAATAACTTATCATCACCGGATTCTTCCTGTAATACTTGTCTAATAATGTCGCGCATATAAAAATAAATACTTCAAAATCCTAATAATGAAAGTATATTTAAAATTATAGATTAAAGTAGGATTTTACTTATTTTCCAGATATTTATATATATGAAGTCAAAAGGTAAAATAACAAAAGAAAAAATATCAATAACAGTTGATATTAGAATACTTGAAATGATGGAAAAAGAATTAGTTAATAAATCATCATTGATTAACAAACTATTGAAAGAACATTATGGAAAAAAAGAAATGTAGTAAATGTGGTGTTGAAAAAAATGTTTGTGAATTTCATAAGAGTAAATATTTTAAAGACGGTTATAAATCAACCTGTAAAGAGTGTAGAAAGTTAATCGAAAAACCATATAATAAAAAATATAAAGAAAAAAATAAGGAAAAAATTAAATTAAAAAAAGATTTATGGGAAAAAAATAATCCAGATTATATGAAAAATTATCATAAAGAATATAATTTGAAAAATAGGGAAAAAATAAATCTAAAAGCAAAAAAATGGAGAGAAAAAAATCGAGAAAAATATTTAGAACGAGTAAAAAAAAAGAAAAAAGAAAAATATGATAACAATCTTGAATATAAACTTAAACATTTGTTAAGGTCAAGAATAAATAAAATTTTAAAATTTAAAAGAAATAAAAGTTCTATTGAAATTTTAGGTTGTACTACTAATGATTTTATTAAATATATTGAATCAAAATTTCTTGAAGGAATGTCTTGGGATAATTACGGTTATTATGGTTGGCATATTGATCACATAATACCACTATCATCAGTTAAAACCGAAGAAGAACTACTAAAACTTTGTCACTACACCAATCTACAACCTATGTGGGGGATAGATAATATTAAAAAATCAAATAAACTAATAAATTAAATATAATTATGCACCCTTTAATTCACGCAAAGAGTTCCGTAAAGAAATACGGAGGAAAAGTTGAAGACTATATTCACATTCATAATTGGTTTGATGAAACCAAGGCATATATCGGCCATTCAACACATAGATTGTTCCGCCATCATTCGGAGGGTATATTTGAATGTGAAAAAATATTTGGTTCCTCATTTCAAAACAGCGATGGAAAAACGGTTTATACTCGTTACGTCGGTGAAGATCATGTGAAGGAAGACTGTTTTAATCACATTCCGTCAGCAAAAGAATGGATAAAAGCTCTACAAGATAAAGAAAAACCTATGTGGATGATGAGAACTTTGGATCTTAAATTTGATGATTAAGTATTTATAAATATGAAAAGAAAGTTCAAGGCCTTATTAACATTTTTAAAAGCGTATAAAAAAAACACTATTATATTTAGTTGGACTTGTTATGAAGGTGAAATACCGGAATGGGAATGGGCCCATTCTAGTGTTCAAAATATACCATCAAATATAGAATATATCGCAACAGAAATTGCTGAAATGTTTTGGAAAGAAGTATATGAAGAAGCACCAGGAAGTGACACAGAGTATTATAGAATTGTGTTTACAATATATCCATTCCAAAAAAAGGCAGAAGTTAGTTGTAATTATGAAATGTATGCTGAACAATCAGAGTCTTACTCAAGAGACATCGGTAATGAAGAATTTATTGAAATGTTTAATAGAAAAGAAATTGATGAAATTACAGCAAGTTATAACGGTAGTGGTGATTCAGGAGACATCAACCGTATTCTAATTGACGGCAAAGCTTACGACCTATATTTTGAAGCAAATGAACCAGATGAAAATTTAACTTATAGTATATTATACGGTTACCTTGAAAATGCTTATAGTGGTTGGGAAATAGACGATGGGTCAAGAGGTGATATTAAAATATATAAACCATATGATAGTAGCATTGTAATTGATATTGAACACACCTGGAATATGAAAGAAATGGAAGAATCCAGTTATAAAAAAGAAATAACAGAAAACGATTTTGAAGAATGAAAGATAAATTAAAAATGTTATTTGCCTATTTTAGGGTTTTTAAAGATAAGAATGTTTTTACACATATAACTTTGGATAGGGATTATATTGAGGACTGGGGCGAAACATTTGATATTAACGGTAAAAGAGTAAACCCAGTAGGATCAGTAATTAAAATAATTGAAGAGTTAATTAAATTATATTATGATGAATTTTATAGATATAATGATTATGATGTTGATGAATATTGGTATTTAGAAATACACATTAAACCATTTGAAAATAAATTAATTTTTACAAGTGAGTGTAAAGTAGAAAAAACAACAAGAAATAGAAAACAATATGATTTTAAAGATTTAAATAGTAAAAACAAAGATTTTATAAATAAAGTATATGAAGAAAATGAAGGTTTAACAAAATTTGAAATACAGTTTAGCGGAAGATGGGATGATGGTAGTATAAACCGTGTTTATTTTGATGGTAGAAAACATAATTTTGATGATGATGATGGATTTTGGGGTTTAGTTGTTGATTTAATGCACAAAGCGGAAGGAGGATCTTATTGGAATGAAAGAAATGGTGCTGAAGGTGATTTAATTGTTTGGGATAGTGTTATGTTTTTAGATTATATAAAATTTGATGAAGAATATGAAGATACCGGAATGCGTATTGAAGTAACACCAGATAATGTAAAAGAAGAATAATATGAAAAAGAAAATACAGTTTTTAATAGGTTTTATAAAGTCACTTAAATGTGAAGAGTTTAGTATTACAATTGATATTGATTATGACGATATACAATATGTAAACAACCCATACTGTAAAGGAAAAAATACTAATATATCATTACCTGCAAATCTTGAATCAATAGTTGAAGAAATTGTAAAACATTATACAGATGAATTATATGACCTTGGTCCCGGTAGTGCTGGTGACTCAAGTGCAAGTGATTATTATAACGTCGATCTTACTTTTTACTCAAAAGAAAATAAACTTGTTTTTGATAACATAACACATACCGAATATGTAAGTGAAGGAACTGGTATGTCATATGATATTAGTGATTATGAAGAAGGTGATAGTATGTATAATACATTTATGAAAGTTAGAAAATTTTTAGAATATGAAGGAATTGAAGATATGACTGTAAATTATAATGGTAGTGGTGATTCCGGATACATTGAAAGTGGTTATACATCTAAAAATAAGAATGGACAAATAGATGAAGATATTGAACATATTTGTTATGATTTACTCCAAGAGTATGGAGGTTGGGAAATAAATGAAGGATCACAGGGTATAATAATATTTACCAAAGATGAGGTTGACATTCAACACGAATGGAATACTGAAGAAAGTTACACAAGTGATGAAATAATAGAAGTAAACCCAGATAACTTTTAATGAATAATCAATTAAAAATATTTAACGGTTTAATGACATACCTAAGACCAATTGGTAGTGTTGGGACTAATTTTGATATGAATACCAATAAGGTTGAATATTTTGATGGTAGAATGTGGAGAGAAGATGGAAATGGGTTTAAACTAATTAAAATATTTAACGATTTTATTGTTGGTCTATGTAATGAAAATGGTAATGAAATGTGGGACTCAACAAATAAAGAAGATACACTCTGGAATGTTGATGTAACAATTAATCCACAAGAAAAAGAAATTATTTTACAAACAAACTATTTTGAAACAACAAGAAATAAATATAGACAAGATTGGGACTGGTGGGATATTCCAGCAATAGAAGTCGACTATATTTCAAATGTATTTAACAAAAATAAAAATGTAGAAAAGTTAATTTTTGATTGTAGTGTAAGATATAATGATTTTGATTTAACAAAATTTAGTTTACAATATAAAAATGGTAAAGTTATTAGTGGTGAAGTTAATGACCATTATATGTTACAATCTGAAATTAAAAGATTATTAAAATTTGAAATACTTGGTGAAAATGATTATGATGATATTGCTGATGGTGATGGTTTTGATGCTGTTATTGTTTGTGGAAGAGAAGAAGAGACATCATATGTTAGCTTAGAAGTATATGATAGAGAATTTAGAAAAGGAAAAAGAATAATAATTGATGAAAGTTATTTTAAGGTAGAAAATATTAATGAAAATCAAACTGAAATTGATTTTGATGATGAAAGTGATGATAAAATTTTTGATGAATATATTAACATTATAGAACCGGAGGATTCAGACCAAAGTAATTTAAATATTGAATCAATCCAAAAAAATACAAGATTTGGTAAGTTATTAAACACAATTCTATTTGAGTTATATGAAGATAACCTTGGTATGAATGATGATGATAGCAAGTATGGTATTGTTGATATCTACCCATTAAATGAATTTACAAGTTGGTCAATCCTTAATTATTTTGGTGGTCACAAATTTGTAAAACAAAGATTACTTGACCAATTCGGTAAGACAAATAGTGAACAAACACCAAAAGAATTTTATCGATGGTTAATTAATAATAAAGAGAGATTACTGAAGACTGGACCAATATTAAAAGATTTAATTAGAACAAATTTCAACACATATAACAAAGGAACCATAACTGAAAAATATGTTATTGAAAAATTAAAAAATCTTAAATACAATATTAAGTATTTTCCTCCAGGATCAAAAAAAGATAGAGAAGGTGGTGTTGATATCGAAATAAATGGTGTTCCATATCAAATTAAGGAATTAACCGGTGTTAGTAAAATGGAGGGTAAATTTTATTTAAAGACACCAATGCCAAAAAATTATTTAGGATTAGAAGTTAAAAAAATAATGTTGGTTGATGTTAGTAATGGTGATTTTGTCTCATTCCCAAATAAAAACTATGAAATCGACACAAAAGAAAATGCTTATGTTATAAATGAAGAATATAAAAAATCAATAAAAACCGGTAATTTTAATAGGTTATGAAAATTCTAATAACAGAAAAACAGGCAGACAAATTATTTGGTGAAAAGATAAAATGTAAGTGTGGTCATTCTTGGGTTAAAGAAAAGAAAGACAAACATCCATATTTATGTCATATGTGTGGTTGGGACCAAATTTTGGAAAAATATAATGATAATGAGTTATTAAATTTCTGGAAAGGTGAATTAGATAAATAAAAATTGCTATATTTGTAAAAAATAAAAATTATGAAAAAAATACTTTTGGTCCTTTCTTTAATCGCAGTTTTAATTTCTTGTAAAACTAGTAAATCTAGTTGTGATGCTTACGGTAAAACTAATCACGACAAGAATACATTGAATAATGATAGTGTATCTGAACATCTGAAATCCCGTTAAGGTGTACTTTGAAGAATGTAAAAAACTTATCTTCCAAAGTATTAATACCTGGAAAATAATTACTATTTACGCAATTGCATTCAATCAGTAATTTACGTTGAAATGTAACAGTAGTGTTAAAACCAGTACCGTAATGACCTGTGTTTGCTTGAACACTAAATGACTTAATGTTTATTATATTACCACCACTTTGTTTAATTAAAAAGTTTTGAAATGCGGAATGTAATTTTGAATCAAACATAAATAAGTATATTATTTTTTTTTAAAAAAAACAACTATTTATTTAATATGAAATATCTTATAACTGAAAGTCAATTTGATTCTGTTACACAAAAATTAATAAATAATACATTAAATGAGTTTAGAGATGTTTGTGAAGTTCCAGATGCAGAAACTTTTCCTGATTGGTTAGGTTTTGATGATTGTAATACTTTAGAATCAATTGAAAAAATTGAAGTTATAAATACACAAACTCTAACACTAACAAAAGGGTTTACAAAACAATACCCAACATTTGGTGTTGACATAAACATATATTTTTCAAATATCTTTGCAAGTCAAGACTTTAGTGATTTTCTTATTGCTTTAGCTTATAGAATAAAACAAAAATATAAAATCACCCTAATGTTTAATGAAAATGAATCAATTAATACCAATACAAATAGACAGTGGTAATCATTTTAGGTTCTTCAAAATCATTTCCAACATATAGATAGACTCTTTATCTTTTTTTGTTTTAACATCCTTCGACTTCAAATATTTTAAAGATTCGATAACCTCATCTTTTTTTGATTTATTTTCCGGAACCTCAACTTTTACGGTACCAAAAACTACTTCAACACAATATGGACAAGAATTAAATTCTTTTTTATAAAGGTGACCATCTTTACACATTTTATATGAATTATTAAGATATAACTTTTCAGTTGGAAAAACAATATCCATTACCTGTTTTGTTTTATCATTACAGTTAGTAAGCCTCTTAACAACTAATTCAAATAAATCCTTATCCATAATACAAAGATACAAATTTTATTTGAATTTATTAGTATTTATAAAATATGAAAAATTTAATTAGGAAAATTTTAAAAGAACACACTTTAATATTAGAATCTGGTATTAGAGGAATAAAAGAATTGGCTAAAAGATACCCAAAAGCAAAAATATATTTTCACCAGGATTTAGATGGTGTTACAACAGCACTTGGGATGAAAAATTATTTGGAACAACACGGAATTAAAGTTGTTGACGCCGAAATAATCCAATACGGAGCAAAAGAGTTTGCGATTAAAAAACCGGATGCTTCCGGAGATGTTATGCCAGTCCTTGTGGATTTTGCTCACGGAAAACCAATGTTTGAAATCCATACAGATCACCACGACACACAAGCTGGGGTTGAACAAGGGACAGCAACAAACTTTAAAGCTTCAAGATCAAATGTTGAAACAATATCACAAGTTATGTCACCAAAAGAAATATTCCCTTCAGATGACATATTACTCATTTCAACTGTGGATTCCGCAAACTTTGTTGAACACGATATTACACCAGAAATGGTTATGAATTATTTATTCAAATACGATAAAGATAAAACATTACAAAGAAATAAGATGTTAATGGGTCTTGTTGTTAATAAATTGTTATTAGCATACAAGAATAAACCTGGTTTTATGGAGGAAGTTGTTTTAAATGCACAACCATCTTTAATTAGTATTTTAAATAATATTAGAAAACAAGCGGTTGATAAAGGTTTTGCAACACCGGAAGATATGATACAAAATCAAGCAAAGTATCTTGAGAGTAGAAAGGATCCGGAAGCTGTAAAAACAATTGGTAATATAATAACACAATATGGGTTTGGTGGTACATCAAGACCTGGTGCTTATGATAGATACACACCATTTAGAAATAATCCAAATGCTGACTTTATTGTTACCGGCATGCCAATGGGAATGGTACAATCATCTTGTAATCCATTTAAAAAAGAAAGAGCACTTAAAGGTATTAATTTAGGTGATGTAAAAGATGAGGTATTAGAAAGAATGAGTCCGGAATTAAAAGGACTTAAAGTTAGTTTTGGTGATATTAAAAGGGTTTCAGAATTTGAAGCTGAATACTCATCAGTTGGTTTCACATTAAAAGATATGATAGCAATATATAGTTCGGTACCATCATTTAAAGTAAATGGTGGAGAAAGACTATTTGAAATACTAGATGATATGTCAAAAAAATTATATAGAACATTATCACCAAAACAAAAAGAACTATTTGAAAAAATAACAGTAAATGGTCTTGATGTAATTAAAGCAAACTCTGGTGGTCACAAGTGTATAACAAATATATCTGGTATTAATTTACTTTATAGAAAAAAAGGTGGTAATACTGAAACACAAAATATACCAAACGAATTAAAACCAATTGCAAATTATGAAGGATCCGATAGATTTGTAAATGATATAAAATCAAAGTTATTAAGATTTGGTACTTTATCTGACAAACAAAAAGAAGCCGCATTTAGACAAATTGCAAAAGAAGGTTTACCAACAACATATGAAGATAATGAAAAAACAGAAAAGACTTATGTTGATCTTGTAAAAGAAATACAAAATTTATTTGTTGATGTTTTACAAGAAAAAATAAATCAAGAAGGTGAAACAAAAGAACTTGGCGAGGAATGGTCAGAAAAATATAAAAAAAGTATTGACTGTGACAACCCAAAAGGTTTTTCACAAAAAGCACATTGTCAAGGTAGAAAAAAAAGAGATTTGGATGAATACGCCAGAACATTAAAAATGGCCAGAAGACAAGGATCTGGTACCAGATTTTCGGAACCGGCAATAAAGTCAAACCCTATGAGATTTAGACCTTCAACAAGAAAGTAATGGAAAATAAGTTATCACCGGAATTAACAAGAAGAATTGACCTTCATAAATTTGAAAAACTTATGAGAAAAGGTATTCCATATACTTATTATGATTCACCAGATTTAGAAACTTTTAAATATAAATTATTTCACGTAACATTAGAAAATTATCTTTTTTATGCTTACAATATAAATTTAGAAGAAATACCAACCAATGATGTTGACAGTTTTATCCATTATTTAGGTGAAGCGTTTGGTGATTTACCTAAACATTATTATAATAACTTTAAAAAACAAGGTAGAGTATAATAATAAAACACAAAATATTTAATCCTCCGGTTTTTATAATTGGGGGATTTTTTTTATATTTGTGATATGGAAGATAGATACGATAAACTTGTCCCTATTATAGAAAAATTAATTAAGTTACATTTTAAAGATAAAATGAAGATGGTTAAGGTTTTTAGAGATAGAAGAGGTAAAAAACCAATTCGTATTGTTTTTAAATTATCAGATCAATGTCGTATAATTACTAGTATCGCTATTAATGATAGAATGAGAACAATATTATATTCAGTTTTAAATTTAAATTCCTGGGAATATGAATTAACTAAAAAATATTGATAATGGATTTAAACTTACAGGCAAACTTATTTATTTACAACGCAAAAGTCGGTGACTCCTATCTTTCCGGAGGAAATAAAGTTGAGGTAACAAAAAGAACTGAAAAGAGAATATATTTTTCAAATGGTGTAATTGTCTCAATAAAAACATTACCAAATGGAATGCTATACCTAACATCAAAATCTGTTGTAAGAAACAACAAATCATATCCGGTGGTAGGACAAATGATTAGAGATATAGAAGGTTATTTACTGTATTTAA